CCGCCCCGTCTTGCGTTGATTTTCGCGAAATTGATACCCCGGGGTCAGCGGGCAGGCCGCCCGATCCCGAAAAATTACATAACCGTTTTCAAACCGCAGTTAAAGCAAGCAAACAGGCGCTTCCGCTGCGGTTTTTTCGTGCGCGGAACCGGGGCGTTTCGGCTTGGATTTCCGCTGCGGATCATCCAGCCTGACCGCCGCAGACTTTCGAGTACGTTCGGACTTTCGAGTACGCAGGGAGGATGCGATGGATGAGGATTTTGAAACACCTGACATCTCGGAATTCCTCGCGTCCTGTGCAAAGCAGTTCTGCCCGTGGTGCGGGAAGCCGATGGGACGGAATCCGATGGGCAGGCCACGGGTATTCTGCTCAGACCGATGCCGCTGGGCTTACAACAGCTGGCGGTACAGAAAACGAATGAAGGAGAAAGAGAATGGAAACACCAATCCTGAAGAACATACCGGTTACGGAATTGAAACCGGCAGCATACAACCCGAGAAAAAAGCTGAAACCGGGTGATAAAGAATACGAGAAGATCAAGAACTCCATCAAGGAGTTCGGCTTCGCGGATCCGCTTGTCGTGAATTCCGATATGACGATCATCGGAGGACATCAGAGACTGACCGTAGCGATGGACCTTGGCTATACCGAGGTTCCGTGTGCTGTCGTCAATATTGATAAGACCCGGGAGAAGGCACTGAACATCGCGCTAAACAAGATCACCGGCGCATGGGACGAAGAACTGCTCGCTGATCTCCTGAAGGACCTCGAAGCGTCGGACTTCAATACAGCGCTCACCGGTTTCGAGCCGCCTGAGATGGAGGCACTGTTCAACAAGGTCTGCGATAAAGAAGTGACGGAAGACAGCTTTGATGTCGATGAGGAACTGAAGAAGCCTACCATGAGCAAACTCGGTGATATGTGGTTCCTTGGAAAACACAAAGTGTTCTGTGGGGATTCTACCAATGAGGAGAACTATGTCGCTCTGATGGATGGAGCCAAGGCGAATCTTGTACTGACCGATCCTCCGTACAACGTTGATGTCGAAGAGACCGCAGGTAAGATCATGAACGACAACATGGCAGATGACGATTTCTACAAGTTCCTGCTGGCTGCCTATCAGGCGATGTACTCGAATCTTGCCGATGATGGGTCTATCTACGTCTGGCATGCAGATACCGAAGGACTGAACTTCCGGAAGGCATTCAAGGACGCCGGATTCTATCTTTCCGGCTGCTGCATCTGGAAAAAGAACAGTCTGGTGCTGGGACGCAGCCCTTACCAGTGGATTCATGAACCGTGCCTGTATGGCTGGAAGCAGAAGGGAACTCATAAGTGGTACTCCGATCGCAAGCAGACAACGGTCTGGGAATACGATAAGCCGCGATCCTCCAAGGACCATCCGACGATGAAACCGGTGGTGCTCATGAGTTATCCGATTCGGAACAGTTCCGCGACAAATGGTATCGTGCTGGATCCGTTTCTTGGTTCCGGCAGTACGCTGATCGCTTGTTGTGAAACCGACCGGATCTGTAGAGGCATTGAGCTGGATCCGAAGTTCGTCGATGTGATCGTCAAGAGATATATCGAGCACGAAGGCGGCAAGACAGATGATGTATATGTGATGCGTGATGGTCAGAAGCTCACGTTTGAAGAGGCGGCTGCTGACATGCCGCAGGAGGATAATGCATGAACGCAGAAGAGAGACTGCTCGAGAATGGCTACGATGGCGTGAAGTATCTTACAAACTACAGTTATGACAGTGCCTTGATCGGGGTAACCGACGATGGCCGGGCAGTCTACGACTACGAACTCATGGTTGAGTGGTTGATGGATACCGAGGGCTGGTCCTATGAAGACGCTGCAGAGTGGGTCAGCTACAACACGCTCCGTGCACTTCCTTATATGGGAGAGGATGCTCCGATTATCCTGAACTGCCTCGAAGACGTATACATTCGCGTCGATAAGGACGACTAAATTTTGTGCAATCTTATTACAGAAATGAGTTGATATGTGCCGCCGAAAGAGTGATCTATGTACGTACCAAAGGAGGTACATACCATGAGAGCAAATTACAACCGGACAGGAAAAGATAGAAAAGAACTGGTAAGCGCCATTGCAGAGATCACAGGAGAGAAGGCCGAGTACAAGTTCGTACCGACCTGCGCCTACGAGATCGGAAACATCACGGTCGACAAGGAAGGCGGAGTAAGCTGCGAGGACGAAGAGAAGCTGAACAAGGTGATGGCAGCACTTGAACAGAAGGGGTTCTTCCCGGAAGCCGGGCAGCAACCCGCACAGGAGGCCACAGAAGCCGCACAGGAGCCCGAGAAAGAAACAGCCGGGCTGACGATCAGCGTGCCGCTTTCAGCCGCGAACGTCGGAACGCTCACCAACCTGATCAGCGCGAAGGACAGCCTCATTAAGAAGGCGCTCGGGATCACCGACACCCGGATTCAGGTGACGGAAGACAAGATCGAGTTTCCTTGGTTCAACCGGGAACTGACACCGGATGAGGCAAGCGCCTACACGCTTTTCATCAGCCAGCTCTGCAAATTATCAAAAGAACTGAAACATGCGAGCAGCAGACCGGTGGAAACGGACAACGAGAAGTACGCCTTCCGCACCTGGCTCCTTCGGATGGGATTCATCGGACCGGACTTCAAGGCAGCGAGAAAGATCCTGCTGCAGAATCTTACCGGCAGCTCCGCTTTCCGAAACGGCAGCAAACCGGAATAAATACACGATTTCTTCTCCGGAAATTTGTGAGATATACACCTCCGAATTGACTGGATATAAGTGCCCTTCAGAGTGATTAATACACATGCAAGAAGGAAAACACATAAGCCAGCAAGGAGGCAAAACCATGAAGGATACAGAGAAGAGAATCGAAACCATGAAGCAGCAGACGATCGGAGTTGAGGTCGAGATGTACGGGATCGCAAGAAGCAGGGCAGCCGAGGTAGCCGCCACTTTCTTCGGAACCGGAAGACACGAGGATACCTCAAGACGGAACGGATACCGGGCATGGAGCGCATGGGATCAGCAGGGCCGGGAATGGAAATTTCAGCGGGACGCCAGCATCCGGGCAGCAAAGGATGAAGAATCCTGCGAGATGGTAACCCCGATCCTCGCCTACGAGGATATCGAGAGTCTGCAGGAACTTCTCCGGCAGCTCCGCCACAACGGAGCCAAGAGCGACCCGAGCCACATGTGCGGGGTTCACATTCACATCGGCGCGAACGGCCACAATGCCAAGACGCTCCGGACACTGGCAAACCTGATGGCGAGTCACGAGAGCCTCCTGATCAGCGCCCTTCGGCTGGACAGAAGCCGGATCGACCGCTACTGCCAGACGGTGGACAAAGGATTCCTGAATCGCCTCAACGAGAAGAAGCCGGAAACCATGCAGGAGCTTTCCGACATCTGGTACGAAGGGAACCACGCATCCTACGGAAGGCGGGACCATTACAACAGTAGCCGCTACCACATGCTGAACCTTCATGCGACCTTCACCAAGGGCACGATCGAATTCCGACTCTTCCAGTTCGCAGACGCCGGGAACGGCAGACGCGGTGGCCTCCATGCAGGAGAGCTCAAGAGTTACATTCAGCTTTGTCTCGCCCTTTCCGCAGCAGCGAAGATCCAGAAGACGGCAAGCCCGAAAGAGCCCCAGCACGAGAATCCGAAATACGCGATGCGCACCTGGCTCCTCCGGATGGGCTTCATCGGAGACGAGTTCGAAACAGCAAGGGAGATCCTCACGAGGAACCTTGCAGGGGACACTTCCTTCCGGAACGGAAGATGCACATAAACCGAAGAGACAGCCTTCCGCTACCTTACCCGCGAGAGTCGCGGGCTTAAGGTGGTAGAAGGGTATCCCTTCGGAAAGGAGACAAGATGATGAGATTTCCGAATGACAAAGAACTGAAAGAACTGCGGGAACGGTATCCTGCAGGAGCAAGGGTGGAGCTGATCCAGATGGATGACCCGCAATCCCCGCCTGTCGGAACCAAGGGAACGGTCACCGGGGTGGACGATGCCGGATCGATCATGGTCCGCTGGGATAACGGGTCTTTCCTGAACGTCGCTTACGGAGCTGACCGCTGCAGGCTGCTGGTCGGGGAATTCACCCAGACCGTCCGGGACCAGATCTTAATGGTCCGAGATACGGGCGAGACAAATATGTTTGACGTACCTGCGGTGCAGGCGATCGCCAACCGCCTCGGTTACTATGAGCTGGTGATCTTCCTCATGGATCACAGGAAGGAATACGCGAACTTCATCATGAAGGGCGAGGTCTAAGATACACAGGCTTCGCACAAAAATCTTGTGCAGTTTATGATCTACATTTCCTTGCTATAAAAGGGCTTCAGAGTGATATATGTACATGCCAAAGGAAAACAAGCACATAGCAAGGAGGACAAAACCATGATGAACATTTTCGAAGAGACCTATGAGGCAATGGAAGCAGCAAAGAAAGCCTACGCAGAGGCTACTACCGACGAGGGCAAGGAAGCAGCAGAGAAAGCCTACGGAGCCGCCAAGGACAAGATGGCAGCGAAGGGCGACATCGCATGGACGATTTGGAGAGCTTACGAACATTCCAGAGAAAACGAGAACGAGGTCCTGAACTTTGACGACATCATTTGGGACCGGGATGTCGAAGCCCTCACCACCTGCATGAGAGAGAACGGCATCGAGGCCTTCACCTACTCCTGCCGGGCAACGGACGCGGTCGAAACCTTATGGCTTTTCAAACAGGCTGGCTGCACCATCGGCGAGATGGTCGAGATCAACCTCCGGAAAGACCTCTGGGGCAAGGGTTACGAGAAGGGACATGCCTTCAAGATGAGCATTGCCTGAAGGAAGGAGACAGCCATGTGGAGTGAGGGAAGCATTGCAGAACCGAACGGAGACGGAACCTACACCGTCTGCAAATACAGAGTGAAGCACTTTGATGAGCCAAGCGAGGCTTACGGGATCGACGGCGGTAGGATCAGCAAGCTGACGATTACGATAAACGGAGAAATGACACTGAACTATGACAGGGGCTGGGATATCGAGCCCGAGGATGAAGCTAGTCAGTTGGCCTACGCCATCCTGCTGAAGGAATTCAACTAACACCGGCACTGCCGGAAACACTACAAAGTAGCACTACATTTTAGAATGAAAATTCCGGGAGGGAGCCGAAAGGCTCTTCTCTCGTTAACAGACCACATGGGCTGGATCGCTTCGGCGGTCCTTTTTTGGTGAACGGAAAGGAGGTGTTCCCTATGGCGACTAGAGGAAGAAAGCCGACTCCTACGGCAATCAAGGAGCTGGAAGGAAATCCGGGAAAAAGAAAACTGAATGAGAACGAACCGAAGCCAGAGCGGAAAGCACCTGCTTGTCCGAAGTGGCTCAGCAAGGATGCGAGAAAAGAATGGCATCGGCTTGCGAAAAAGATGGAGGCACTCGGCGTGCTCACTGAAGTCGACATGGCAGCCTTTGCCGCTTACTGCCAGTCCTACGCGAGGTGGAAAGAAGCCGAGGAGTTTATTACCGAACACGGATCTCTTGTGCGGACGCCCTCCGGATACTGGCAACAGGTTCCACAGGTGTCGATTGCTCAAACCTACATGAAGCAGATGGGAAAGTTTGCAACCGAGTTCGGTCTGACTCCCGCATCGAGGTCGAGACTGATCGCCGATGCCGGTGAAAGCAAGCCGGGTGATGAGATGGAGGAGCTTCTGGGAGGTGATCCGTAATGGCAGAAGATACACGGCCAGCGGATATGCCTGTGCTTGCAGATTATCAGCCGACGAAGTTCATGCTGCCGACGTCGCATTATGATCCGGCGAAGGCAGATCGGGCGGTGAAGTTCATAGAGATGCTCCGGCATACGAAAGGCAAGTGGGCCGGGAAACGGTTCTGGCTGCTTCCGTGGCAGGAACAGATCATTCGGGACCTCTTTGGGATCGTAAAACCAGACGGCAAGCGGCAGTTCCGGACCGCCTACATCGAGATCGGCAAGAAAAACGGAAAGTCGGAGCTTGCGGCAGCCGTGGCGCTGTATCTTCTGTACGCGGATAACGAACCGTCCGCAGAAGTTTACGGTGCAGCTGCAGACCGGCAGCAGGCCAGTATCGTCTTTGACGTTGCTCACCAGATGGTATCTATGACACCGGCACTTCTGAAGCGATCAAAGATTATGGCGGCAACGAAACGAATCGTGAACTACAGCAATGCCGGATTCTATCAGGTGCTGTCTGCAGAAGTCGGAACCAAACATGGACTGAATGTGTCTGGTCTGGTTTTTGATGAGGTGCATGCCCAGCCGACCCGGAAGCTGTATGACGTTCTTACACAGGGCTCTGGTGATGCGAGAGAGCAGCCAT